CACTCAGCGATGCTGTATTATCTTTTTTCTTAGCCATAATATTATTATATTTTTATTTTAAGGTAAATAAACCCCTCTATTGAGGGGCTTATTTTAATATCTAGAATGGCAAATCATCATCGTTATCACCATTATTTTCATCTTCATTTCCATTTTCATCTTCAAATATAGCATTAAATTTATCTGCTTTACTTGCTTGTTTCTTAGCTGGTGTTTTTAACTCGTAATTTTTCTTAGTTGATGTTTTAGGAGTTTCAATTACTGTTTCTTCAACTTCAGTTTCTTCAGTTTCTGTTTCTTCTGGGTTTAGCCATTCTTGAAGCGCTTGTTTCATTTCCTCATAAGAGTATTTTTTAAACGTTTCAATTGGGTTTGGTTGGTCTTCAAGTAGTTTTTTGATAAGTACTTTATCATCAACTAATGATGTTTGTTTAGTACGAGGCATAATAGTTGTTTTATTATACGCTGTACCTGTTACTTCAGGACCTACAGTGTTTAATGTAATGTCTCTACCTTCTGCTACATCAGTGAAATCACCAATATCTTCATTGTCTGCTAAATTTAAGAAATCCATATAAGTTTCCTTACCGAAATTCCATAATTTAACACCTTCGCTTTCTTGTCCACGTACTACTACAGGAACAAACACTCGCATTTTTGGTTCCAATTTTTTAGCTAAACGCCAATTTTCTTTGTCACCTGTTTTACGAAGTTCTTTTGCGAACTCAACAATTGGATCTTTTTCACCCCAGTTTTGAGGAGAGATCATTGTTTTGTTACCAATACCATAATGTATTAGTACTTCTGTAAATGGGTTCTTTTTGTTGTATTTGTTTGGTACAACACGAACTACTTGTTTTCCAATAGCTGGTTTGAAAAATACATTTTTCTTTTCACCGCCGCCTTTAGATGATTTTGCTTGTTGTAGAGAGTTCAAGCGACTCTTAATTTCATTTAAATCCATAAACTATAAAATTTTAAATATAACATCAATATAATAACCTATTTTTGAATAGCCAAACTATTTTTAAAATTATTCATTATTTCAATAACTTTAGCTATAGCTTCTTTGAAATTCTTTATTCATAATTCTATAATTTTATGAATTTTAGTATTTAATTGTTTTAATTCATTTTGAGTAGTTAATAATATACTATTACGATAATGTTGCCACTCAATAGGGAATGCTGGGTTAACAACACCTCCATTTAATTTTTTGATTAGTTCATTTAAAGCGTTAATAGTGTATAATACGTTGTGTTCTTTTTTTCTATGCACAAGTATTGTATTAGATGGCATGTTATTAACATTACCTTGTTCTATATTATATGTAATAACATATTCGTCTGTACTTTTAACATAAAGCACAAACATTTTATTATACATTATGGTGTATGAACTCTTAATATTTTCTATAAGAATATCTAATCCTTCTAAACTAGAAAAAGAGCATAATAATCTATTATTCAAATCTGTATTATTTATTAGGTCAAAATTGTCCTCCCAATAAATATTGTATAGTTTATGCAAAATCGTAGTTTGTTCCATAATTGTATTTAATTTTTAGATTGTATTTTTTAAATATATCATCTATAGCATCCATTACGTCTTGTTCATCTTTGTCCCAATCAAATAATAAAGCATCATAAGTGTATAATACTATTTTTGTATTTTTATCTTTTAATATTTTTATAATATCCCATATAATACGAGAATTATTTGATGTTTCTAAGTTTTGAAGTATATAATTAAATAGTTTTTGCGGGTTCATATTTTCCAACTCATTTTTGTAAAATATTTTACTTGAATTAGGTACTTGAACATAACCTTGTTTTTCAAACTGTAACCATATATTATTAGTATACTCGATTATCTTGGCGAAAAATTCCCAGTCTTTATAAGAATCATATACTCCGCCGTATAATTGTTTAAACATTAATTCTTTGGCTATTTTAACGTCTATTTGAGCATATTGAGCGAATGTCTCATATATTGGACCATTAAATTTATATCCTATTAATTGTGCTGCTAATGTTGGATGATATGCTGAGATGTCTATTTCGGCAAATTTATCATTTTCAGGTATGAAAACCATTCTGCATCCATTATCTTTATTTAACGCGGCAAAATTGATATTATTAAAAGCGTTAGAAGGTCTACCTGTGATTGTGTGTAAATTATAGTGGGTATATATTTTACTATCTTTAATATTAAATAACTCATTGTTTGGTTTTAAATATTGTTTAAATAAATCTTTATCTATTTTTATACCATTTTTTTCAATATAAAACATTGAATATATTAGTTTATCGAAATGTTTATTATCGTAAGGTCTAATATAATTTTTTACCTGTTTATACATATTTTCACATCTTTCATAATGTTTAACTATAGGTATAATTCGATTTATATCTAAACGTGAAGGGTATATATTATAAAAATATTCATGAACTGATGTTGTAGGATGTGTATATGGGGGTGATGAAAGGCATATATCTATTGTTTGTTTAATTTGGAAATAATATAAAAATGTTTTTTTATCCCTAACATATATTTCATCAAATTGTTTAAGTATTTGATTTATATGTTTTATATTTACAGGTAATGTTTCATTATGATCAACACTTAATATATATCCTTTTTCATCATCGCCTGTTATAGGTTTTATATACAGTAATGAAACTTGATTTAGAATGGGATGTACTAAATCACTATATGGTATTACTTCAACAAATGCTTTTTTATAGCCTTTATTATAGAATGAACGTAATTGATCTGTATTTTCTACTAGATAAAACAAAACTTTTATTTTCAATAAAGATAATAAAAAAGGCTTAAATAACCAAGTTTTATTTAAAATACTTTAAATAGTCGTTTTTAAGATAATCGTTAAAACGATAATATTTGTTTTTAAATATTGTTAATTCAACTATATTTTGATTAGTTTGAGTTACAATTTGTTTATCTCCAGTAATTTGCCATGGGATATTAAATGGAGTATATAATTGCCATAATATACGTTGGTCTTTATTAAGTAATAAATTGTATGTATCTTGACTAATTTCAATATAAACTACTTCGTTTGATTTTTTACAAAAATATCTTGTAAATTCTCCGATTTGATAATCTTGAGATGTAGGTAATGTTAATGAATATGGAGGAATATAAATAGTATTATTAACAGATATATTTTTTATATTAAGATATGTTGTATTATTTGTATCTTCTTGATTTATACTTAAGAATATATTACTGGAAGATGTATTAAAATTTTGAGTAGTTATAGGTGTTAATTCTTCTACAGGTGTGTCTTGTGGAGTTTTACCTGAAAATATTTTTCCATCTGATGCTTTCCAATAATATCCAGTATATGATTCACCAGATGAGATATAAGTATATTCTCCACCATTAGTATATAAATTGGTTTTTATTTGAGATAATGGGTAATACATTTTTATACTTGACTTGATACGTGAATATGATTATTATGATTTGGAAAACCAAATGTTAATACAGATTTTAAAGTTCCATTTTCTAAGTTTTTAGAATACCCTATGCTTTGAAGTGCATTTACAAAAGTATCTATTTTTGCTCTATTAGAAGCATTTGGACTTACTGGTATTCCGTCTATTAAAGCTATATCTACAGCATTACCTGAAGAATGTCGACTTGGAGGATTATCATGATGTCCACTAACTGCTGTTGTAACAGATACTACTATTCCTGTATTTTTAGCTGCTTTGTTTATATCTGATAGAATAGTTGGGTTTATTTTATCATCAGATGGGTTACCTTGTCCTATATTTTGAAATTTAATATTACTATATTGTTTTGAATTTGCTGCTGGATAATTATTTCCTCTTACTATTGGAGAAACACCTTGTACTCTGCCATCTGATGTTATAGGAGTATCTTGTGTTCCAAATGGATTTTTAGGAACAGCGAATGATTCAATAGTTGTAATCCATTGATTATCTTTAATCTCATGTGTTATACCGTTGATTAAGAATTCTAATGATTCAGGATAATTTGAAGGTAAAAAATGAGTATCCATAGTATATTTTTGGTATACTTTCATTCCTGAAAGGCCATCTATAGTTAATGTTAAACCAAATGGTAAAAATCCTATAGTAGGAGAACCTATATATCCAGATGGATTATTTAATTGAGCATTTCTTGTTTGAGCATATTGGTCATATTCTGCAAATTGAGTATTTATGTTTTTAAAATTATCAATAGCATTTTGGTCCCATTTTGGTTTTGAACCATTAATTGATCCTAATGTAGTTATAAAAGTATTAAATATTCCAATTTGGTTAACATATTTAGTTTCTAAAGATGGTGGTGGAGTAGTCGCATTAATAGTTAATCCAGTCCCACTAAGCCCTAAAATTTTATTGATATCAAAATCAGATGATGAGATAGGGTCTATTATTTCTTGTTTAACTCTATCTGTTAAACCACGATTTATTGTGGATAATGATGTTGAATCTTGACCTGTTATATAACCATTAGCTTGAGCACCAATAGTAATTAAACTTGCTAATTGTGGTGTAATAGTAGTAGTTAAACTTAAATCCCTAACAATACCTGCTAAATTATTATTAGTTGCTTTATTAAATCCATATAATACAAAAAAAGCATCATTAAATGATCCTGTTGGATTTATTTTTTTTAATAATGTCTCATATCCTGGTATAGGCACATCATCTACAAAAACTATTTTATTTATTTCTTCATTTATTGTTGGTTCAATTTTATTATAGTTTCCTGTAACTTTACAAAAATCAGAGCTAAGTTGTTTTAAAAAATCTATTAATATTATTTTACCTTCATTGTCTATTAATTTTGTTAAAGAACTTACAATGTAATTCATATTAAAATATACATTCATAAATTTCCCATAATAACATTTTATATCAGGATCATAAAATTTAAACTGTTCACCATAATTTAAAATTTCTACTTGTTCTCCATTATTTAATGTATATTTAGTATTAAATAAACATACTGATGGGTCAGCGCTTAGTTGTCTACTATATAATGATATTAAATTTGATTCTATGTCAGTATCAAATGTTATATATTTTGTATTAACATTTCCGTTTTTAACATCAGGTATGATACTATTTTGCAATATTTCTAAAAACCAACCTAACCTAATATAATATTGGTTTCCATTTTTAGTTTCATCATATGTTTGTTTTATTGCTTGTGTTATTTTGGTAAATTTTAAAACACTAACACCTGTAGGAGTATTTGAATCTGATTTTTTATCTAAATCAAGTTGAATATTATACATCATGGTTCCAATATCGCTTGAATTAGCAAAGTTAGCTACAGGGTTTTGTTCTGTAGGAGTAGTGCTAGTTGATTTTGGAGGAGTAATTTGTAATTTTATATTTCCAGTTAGTATATTTACTTTAAGAGATTCAATTATATCTCCTATTGTCCTAACAGTAAGTGTAATATTATAACTTAAATCTCGATCTAATGTCCAAGAAAAGTTAACTACTTTACCTAAAGCAGCATCATAGTTACCACATGACTTTAAACGATATTCTTGAATTTTAGGAAGTATAGCATCCCATTTATATACTCCTTTAAGTTTATTTAAACCTAAAAATTCTTCAACTAAATTATATGGATTATTTGTTTCTAATGGTTTATTTATATCATTATCATAATACATTGTATTACCCCATTCTATTAAAACGGAATAACCTAAACTTAAATATAATGTATTTATAATATCGAATTGTGTTCTATTATAAGCTTTGATCCCAATAGTGGCTGTTTTAAGTGAACCTTTATTTTCTGTTTTAATATTAAATGAAGTAATACCAGGCATAGGAACTAAACCAAATTCTTCAGATCCACCTAAACCATAAGCATTATTATTATGTATTGACTTATCAGTAGCTATTCCAGAACGTAATCCTGCTTTACCTATCCCATCTGAAACACCTCCAAATAGAATATATTGTCTAGCTAAATCAGAATTTATTAATTGAGCATTTTGTAAAGGAGCATTTTTAAAAGCATAACGTGTAGGATCAACATCTACTGAAGATATTAATCTAACCCACCCTGTATTTGAATTCATCCAAGTAAGAAGTTCAGGGTCCCTGTTGGGTGTTCCTTTTTTCTTTTGACGAGTATTTATTTGGTCTACTATAGGTTGAGGAAAACTTTCTCCTACTATATTCATAACTTTATTGGTTTATTGAGTTAAAATCATTTATGGTTGATTGTGGATATGCTGGTATTCTAATTTGTATTCCTTCAGGTATTACTAGAGAATTTTGTGGTAAGTCTGAAGGACTAGATGTACCTGCGGTTCCTGTATTAGCTATAGATATTATCCACCATAATGAACTGTCACCATAATATTGATTTGCTAAAATATCAAATCTATCACCTTGTGTTGTATAAACGTAAATATCATCCGAACTTAAAGGAACTTCAGGGTAACGTGAAGTTCTATAAAGTGGGCGTTTGTTTATTACAGTTTTAGGTATATTTTGGTATCTGTTCATTATTAATTATATTAAAATATTTTATTATGAATCATAATTATTATAAATAGTTCCATTATTTAACGCTATAAAACGTTCAGGACCATACTCATTATTATCTATAATAGATGCTGCTGTATTACCATTTACTGATTGTTTAGCTGGTATAAAGTTTTGTATTGGTATAAATGTAAAACTAGATACTCTAATAACATGAGGTAATTCTTTTACACTTGAATCATAATTAGTAGCATCATCATTTATTCCTATTTCCCAAGGTGTGTCTTCTTGTATATCGTAAACTAAACCTGTTATAATACCAACTTGTTCATATAAATATCCACCTACAGTAAGTTGTACTAAATTACCAGTCATATAACCAAGATTTGTATAATCTGGAGCTATGTTTGAAGCTAAGTAATTTAATTTTTTATATATTGGTATAAGTTCTTGTTTTGATTGGGCTGCTATAGTCCAACTTAAAGATATTGTTCGTGTAAAATTACTATATGTATAAAAATTTTCACCTCTACCTAAATATGTTGCTGAATTCCAAGTTGCGTTATATGAGTCTGAAAAGTTATTTAATGCTGCTCTAAAATGCATAAATGTTTTTTGAGAAGGATTATTGTTATGTATAGATGCTATTCTAAATTTTACAAGATCATTTGTAATTTTTTTACCTATATCACTTGTATCTACAGCTGTACTTGAATACAATGCTAAAGCAGTTATTTTATCTACGGGTTGGGCTATTTTATTACTATTTAATATACCACCATTGGTGTAAGATATTAAATTTTTGTTTGTACTATTACCCGGGTCACCCATATTTACTCTACCTTCAATAGTTTTATTTTCAGCTACATTATACAATGGGGCATTAGACATAATAGAAGAACTTATTAATCCTTGTCTTAAAATTGCTCTAAAATCTTGAGTTTTTGGAGCGCCAGGACTTGATAGAGAACCTCTTATATCTTTATTTAAATCACCACCTTCAAGAGCATTTAATTGATTTTGAGTGTAAGTAAGAGAATCGTTTGTAAATGCTACTGTAGTATCAGTTTCTAATGAACCTGTTTTATAAACATTATATGATATTCCTGGTTCATAAGAATATGTTCCTGAATATATTGTTGAATTTAAATTACTTACTTCATCATTATTTTTATTAAATAAATTATAGGCATTTGTAGCACCATTATATGGAATCCAGTTTTTTAATACACGAACCATTCTAGTAGTTTGGTAAGTTCCATTTATAATTTCTTTACCATTAACATTATTAATACCTGTTCTTTGGTCAGCAAATCTAATATTAGTACTTCCTATACCTAAATCTGAACCAGGACCACCATCATATGATAATATATTAATGTCATTGCTTGATGAAACTATTAAAGTATTATAAAGATTAACTAATCTATCTTCACCAGATGGTTGTGTAGTTTTTTGGTTGATTATATAAGGACCATATAAATTAAAGTTATTAGTAGCATAAGCACCAGTATCATCAAATGGGTTTCTACCTTGTTTAAGTAAATGACTACCAAACGCTACAATACCAGCTTCAGCTAATGTTGATAATGGAGTATAAATTCCTCCATTTAATATATCAGATGTTTGAGTTTGAACTGCTGTACGTGAAAGTAAATTTTGTTTAGTTGTAAAAAATAACCCATTTGGGGTTTTTAAATCAGTAAACATTTTACTTAAACGTAAAACATCTGTAGCTGAATCGGTTATAGCGTTTATTCCGCCTTTTAATATAAAATCATAATTGGCATTTCCTACATCAGATGTCCCATTAGGAATTGGTGTAGTAATATATGGTTGTCCACTACTACCTCCATAAATCCTATCATTTCCGTATTTTAAATTACGTAAATTAGTTTGTAGGTTAATTAAAGCCATTAATGAGGTAGATGATTAATATATTGAGATGGTGTTGCTCCGTTTAAATCTAATTGAGATGGTTGAGGTAAAGCATTAGGCGCATCATCAATATATTCATTATATGCTGCGTTTACTGTTGGGAAATTAGCACCATTTAAAGAATATGATGGTTGATTTCCATCAGCATGTAATTTAGATTGTTGAGTTGCGCCTGGATTTATTGTTGGAGTTGCTCCGCTAAATCCTAAATTTGAAGCGTGTGATGTTAATAAATTTAATAGTCCCATGTTGTTTTTTGTTTATAAATATTAAAAGTTATTGAATCTTATATGAACCTACAGCCATTGCTGTACCCATTTTTGTACCATTTAAAGTTATTGTACCTTCTTTGTTTAGTATTGCGGTTAATATTTGTTTCATTTCTTTAAATTCATTCATTAATTGATTAAGTGGTATTACAGCTTCAGGTCCTGCTTCACCTACTAAAGCATGAGTAGGAGATGTTATTTGTTTCATTTCTTTAAATTCATTCATTAATTGATTAAGTGGTATTACAGCTTCAGGTCCTGCTTCACCTACTAAAGCATGAGTAGGAGATGTTACTATACCTCCATCAGCCATTGCTACATTAGGTCCAACTATAGAATTAGTTAAGTCTGGGGCTTTTATTTCTCCAATATTTACTCCAGGAATCTTATTAAGTATTGTTGTAAATGAATTAATTAATGTAACAATTCCATCAAGTAGTGCTTGAAATGGACTTAATACATAACGTAATAAAGATACTCCTATTTTTTTAAATCCATTTGTAATATCTCCATTCATTATATCTATAATACCAGAAAATATACCTTTAAGTGCTTTTAATGGTTCAGATATAAGATCTCTTATAACTACTCCTATTGCTTTTAAATCATTAATTATTGGTTGTAATAAAACATTAATAGCTGGTAATATTGTATTTATTAAATCCATAAGTGGACTTACTATAGCTAAAACTGGTTCAGCTATACTTACAAATATATCTTTTAATTTATCTACTCTATTATTAAATCTTTCTTGAATAGATTGTTGAGCAAATTGATTAGCCAATTGTTCATTACCTAAACGTTTTTTAGCTTCTTCTAAACCTACTTGTTTAACTAAATTATTAAATCTTTCTTGAGCAGTTTTACCTTCTACCTCAGATAATTTAGCTAATGCTTCTCTATCCATTAATGATTGAGCTAATTCTTCTCTAGTTAAACCAGCAGCTTTAGCTATAGATTCTTGTTGTATTCTATTCATTTTAGCAAAATCAACAGATGTACCTACTTGTTTTGCTACTTCAGCTGCTGCTCCCGCTATATCATTATTTAATGCTAATTGTCTTGCTTTTTCAAGATTAAGATTTTTACCAGTTATTAATTCTGCTTCAAGTTCATTTGAAATTGATGATTCAAAATCTAACAAACTTGAAGATATATGATCAGCTTGTGCTAATGTTAATCCAAATTGTTTAGCTTGTATTACTGATCTAGCTAATTCATCCGCACTTCCTCCTAGAGATAATTTAACAGCTGCACTTGTTTTACCAACTTCTCTTAAAATATCTTTTTCATTTACAACTAATTTATTTTGAGAAGCATATGCTTTAGCTCCTCCTAAAATTGATGCTGTATTATCTTCTAATGTTTTATTGTTTATTAAAGATAATTTTTGTATATCAATTAACTCATCATTAGTGTAACCTGCTTGTTCTCTTAATTTAGTGAATGTTATTAAATCTTTAGTATTTAATTGAGCATTAGATCCTAATGATTTTCCTACAGCAATTAAACTCTCATTAAGTCCTTTAGTATTAATAGCGGCATCTAATGATAAATTTGCAGTTTCGTTTAATTTTCCATTTAACGCAACTGCTTCTTGATAGCTTAAATTAAATGATTTAGCTAGATTACCTGCTGAATTGTCTGATATTTTAAGAGCATCTATGAATAATTCAAATGCTTTAACTATGAGTAATTCTGGGTCTAGAATATTTTCTATTAGATTTGTTCCTAAATCCTTAACTAGATCTTTGGCTATACCTAATCTATCGTTTGTAGAGATTTGAGTTTTAAGAGTTTTATTACCCCACTCGGCATTTATTTTTTCAAGTTCTATTTGAGATTTTTTAAGTTCTATTCCTCCAAAACCAGCTTTAAGTTGTTTATCACTTAAAAAACCTCTTTCTTTAGTAATTTTATTAATTAATTCTTCTCTTTTAGCTTCAACTTCTGGGTTACCAAGTGTTTTAACTAAGTCTTTTGCTTTTGCTTTTGCTTTATCTAAAGCATCGTTTATACCTAATTTTTCACCTAAAGCACCAAATCCTAATTTAGATAAAGCACTAGATAATGATTTAACAGTGGCTCCAGTAATACCTAAAGCTTTTTCATAATCTTTTTCTTCTTTTATTCTTTTATCTAAAAGATTATTTATGTCATTAAAAATATCAAAGTTTTTTGATAACCCTACTAAAATAGATTTTTGATCTTCAGTGAGTTCTTTACTAGCTAGAATTTCTTGTTCTGATTTTCCAACCATATCTTTTTCAATTTGTAAACGTTCCGCGTTTATTTTTACTTCTTCTTGAAGTTTAGATAGTTTGGTTTTATAAGAATTTAATTGTTTTTTATTAAGAATATCTATTTCTTGTTGATCATATTTAAGATCTTTTACTACTTTAGATATTCCAATAAATGCTGAAGTTGCATTTTTAGTAGGTGTTTGGGTTTTCTTTAATTCTTGAACTATAGATACTAATGTATTTTCTATATTTCCAAAACCATCTTCTAAATAAGTCATTTCTCTTTTAGTTTTATCTAAAAGATCATTCATTATTGTTATAGCATTATTGGCTTCTTTGATATCATCCTTAATATTAAAAGTAGGAATTTTCTTATTAGTAAGTTTTTCATATTCTTTTGAAAGATCTTCTAATGCTTTTTTAGCTTTGTTTATATCATCGAATGCGGCCATCTATATTAGATTTTGTCATAAATATTAAAAGGCCTCATTTTTTTGAGGCCTTTGCTTTGGTGACATATGTTGGGGGTGTTATAGTTTTATCAGCGTTTGCTTTTTTCATAGTTTGGATTGATTTTTCCATATTTTTGTCTTGATTTTGACTATTTTGTTTTTCATAAAAATCTTTAATTTTATTAAAAGTAAATTGTCTTAACCAAATAGGCATATTATATATAGTGTCATAATCATATCCTCCATTACCATGAAATATTATTTCATGTATTTGTGTGAAAAAAGATACTCTATAATCAAGCGTCAGGCCAAAAAAAGTTAGTATTAATTGGTACGACAACATCCTCCTCGGTGTCGTCTGATAATGTTATCTTAGATTTTAATATAATATCTGGTTGAGTATTATTTAGGTGTTCTCTAAATGCTTTAGAATCTTTAGCTAAAAAGTAATTATCAACAAATTCTCTAATAGTTTTAATATCATAATCTCCATTAACTGAAGTAATAGCAAATTTTAAACGAGTAGAAAATTCAGGTACAAAATTTTTATTAATCTTTCTAAGACCATCTAATTCAGCTTGAATTGCTTTTTCGTCTTTATTAGTTAATATTTTATATGTTATTTCTGTTCCTGTATTAGGTAAAGTAAATTTAAATGAATTTTGACCTGGGGTTATATTAGTTTCATCTATGTAACGTAATGGGCATTGTGTTAAGTCTATTGTTACATCTTCACCATTATATTTAAATGTATAATCTTTACCATATCCTAAAATACGAGCGGCTACTAACACAGCGTTTTTATCTCCTATTATTAAATCATCGTAATCTACTTTTGATACAATTAGAGATTTTAATAATTTTTCTAATACAACACCTTGTTTAATATAATTTTGGTTTGTAAGAATATCTTCTTCTTTGGCAGTCATATATTTCATTTCTATTTTGCCTGAAGATAATGGATTTGATTCGGGGTAAACTAAACCTTTTGAAGGTAATTCAACCATTTCGGTTGGAAAATTAAATTTGTTGTCCATAGATTGTTTTTTATAACATTATTTAGTGTCATATATAAATATATGAAAAATAAAGAAGCTCACATAGAAATGTGAGCTTTTAAAAAATCAATATGAATAATATTTGACGGTATTCTTAGAAGTTAAGAATGCAATAATCAGGTTGAACTGTTATTGTAATATTTTGAGCAGTTGATTCGTTATCCCAGTTATATTCACCAAAGTTAGCTTCTGTAATAAGAGCACCTTTAATAATCCATTCACTCACAATATCACCTACAGGACCTAAAATATCGATAGTTAAATCTTTTTTATAGAAATCAGAATAACCATCACGACCAGTTACTGATTCGTGATGTAAACGTACCCATTCCATTGCTGATTGAGCACCAGAAGGAGTAATTGGATCAAATAAAGTCATTGTAATTGTACCCCATTTAGATTTACCCTTAACAAAACGTTGAACGTTCATATGGTTAAGAGCGATTGTTTCTTGAGTTAAAGTCACAGCGCTTACTGCTTTGATTATATATGATGGGAATCCATCAACATACATTATAAACCTGTTTTGTTGTTTAGGTTCAAATGCTGTAAAGAATATTTCGTTTGGGTTTAATACTGCCATTTTGTTTTGTTATTTATTTTCTGTTTATAAATATTATCGCTTTAAAGAAGGTAATTACCTTCCCTTAATATTAAGGGAAAGTAACTCCTGTTGGTAATATATTAAAATCTAAGTAAATGAATTCAGCAGTTTTAGTTGGTTGAATATAAATTTGACCTACTAATTGGTTTCTATCTATAACATCTGGTGTGTTATTTGAATCATCCATTACTACTTTAAATGCGTATAAACCTTGACGTTGTTGAACTGATGTTAAATATGGGTTTACTTGGCTTAAGAATTGGTTTCTTGTTGCTGTTGTATTTTGTTGGAATACTAAATTTTGAGCAACTTGAGAGATATAAGATTTAAGAGCAATTAATAAACGACGAACATTTACTCTATCTAAAGCACTTGCTTTTGTTTGTAATGTTTTCTGACCGTATACTACAACTCCAGTACCTGGGAATGTTGCAATTGGGTTTACTTTACCTGTATATAAAGTATCTCTGTTACTTTGAGATAATTTTTGAGCAGCTCTAATTACTGTAGATAAACCACCTCTGTTTATACCTGCTGGAGCAAACCAAGGTTCACCTACACTATCGTTATAAGCATAAACACCACCTATTAAAGTTGAAGCTGGAACCCATACGTTTTTACCTGAATCTGGGTCTACTACTAAACACCAAGGCCAATATGAAGTAGCATATGAAGTATTTCTTGTTTGTGCTTGAGATACTACAGCTGATGGAGTATTAGTTGAATATGGTACTAAGTCTAAAATAAATATATTATCACCTCTATTTTGAGTGTTGTTTATAATTGATGTTATTTGTGATGTTTGTAAACTATCAAATAAACCAGGAGTTAATAAAACATTAAATTTATAGTTATCAGAATTTGATAATAAATTAATCATGTTTGTATAACTAGCACTTGGAATACCTTGTGATCTATTACCATCACTAATTTGATCATAATATTGACCATTAGTCATTATTACACCTTGAGCATTACCAAATGAACCACTGTTATTTACTGGTAAAGAACCAGTGAATGCTGATACAGGATTACCATTATTATCAAAATAGTGAGGTGTTGGTAAATCTACTGAAGAAATTCTAACGTAGGCGCTTCTGTTTGGATAAGAACCAGAAATTTCAGTTTGGTTAGTAGTAGCGTTATAGTTTACTGTATAATCACCTATTGCTTTAGCTATGTAGTTAGGAGCAAATGGATCTAATGATAAACCAGTCCATGTTTCTAATATAATTGGGTTATTTGTATTATCATCACCTCTTCTAATTAATAAATCAAAAGTACCAGCAGTAAATGAAGTGTTAGCGACTTGCCATCTGATATTATCTGATGAACCACTTACTAATGAACCACTAGGGTCTACTGAACCTGAGTTGTTCATTATATTACCTTTAGATAAGGTTTGAAGAGAAAATGATTGTGTAGTTGCTGAACCTGTAGAAGCTATAAAAAGACCAGCTACAGAACTAGAATCTGTAGTAGCTGATGTATATGTACCACTTACTACTCTTGCTACAAGTAATGTTTGACCACCATTATTAAAGTAGTTATAAGCGGCAATTGATGTAAAATAAGTATACACTTGGCTAGCACTAGTAAAAGTAGTACCAAATGTATTTTGATAATCACTATAAGATGTAACAATTGTTGGTATTTCTACTTGTCCTTTAACGGTAGGACCTATAATAGCTGCACCAACAGTTACAGGCTGTTGGGTGATAAATGATTGGTCATTTTCTATCGCTAGTACACCAGGAGAATTTAAATTTGTCGCCATGTTTTTTAATTAATTTAAGTTTGTAGTTTTGTTATAAATATTATAAAACTATTCAAAAAACTAGGAAATTGGTGTGAACTCTCCTTTCTCCATATTTATTGTTCCTACTCCATATTTTGTTTGAAGTTTGGAACTAATTTCAAATTCTTGTCCTTTTAGTTTAATTAAATTTGCTTTTAATTCTTGTTTTTGATGTTCAAGATCTTGAAGGTTGTATTCTAAAATACCAAATTGTTCAATTAAAGATGTTTTTTCTTTTTGAATGTTTTTAATTTCTTGTAATTCTTCTTGTGTTAAAACTTTTGTTTCCATATTTTATTTATTTTTAAATACTGTTTATATTATTTAATTTTGTATATTCTACTTTAGCGAACCAAGCTACATTATAAGTACCACTACCTGTAACATATATTGCTAATCTATCATGACTATTATCAGCGGCTGCGCTAGCTGATAGATAAGTGGCTGATCCTGTTGTTGGGGACAATACAAGAGAGCCACCATCAAATACTGTTGTACCACCGTAATTTTTTATTATTGCATTTCCTTTAAATACTCTACTAGCACCATTTAATCCAGCATCTAATAATGTTCCCATAACTGTTATATCTACAAAATAAGCAGTATTTGAAGGAATTGTAAAATAATCATTACCCAAACTAGATGAAATAAGTAGTTCTGCAGGAGTTGTACCTGAAGTTTGGTTAGATAGTGATAAAATACCGTATTGTCCTAAAGGAGTACTAGATCTAGCCCATTCACTTATATGACTTGTATAAGCAGATATACCTCCAGCATGTGAATATGATCCAGAAGATATTGTACTATATCCTTCAGCATGAGAATTAGCTCCAGGAGATACAGTATTGGATCCTTCAGCATGTGAATATACACCAGAAGATGTTGTATAAAAACCTTCGGCATGTGAAGAATAACCATTAGCTAAAGTAGCGAATCCTTCAGCATGTGAATATAAACCAGAGGCTGAAGTATTTATTCCTTGAGCAAAAGATCCAGTTCCTGAGGCTACTACATTGTCTCCCATTTCAAAGGAACGTAGGTTATAATTGTATCGGAAATTACTAGAACCTGAAAGAGTAGAACCACTATTGAATTGTATTTGTTTATCTGCTCCACCAGCACTTGATAAAGCATAAGATGCTGTTAAAGCATAAGAAGCACTAGTTGATTGAGATGAATTTGCCGCCCAACTTGAAG